CTATGTCAGACGATGCCCGCGAGGCGCGATAGCCGTGGAAGCGCCCACGGATTGCGCGGGCAAAGCGCGATGTGGCAAGGCTTCTGGTTGTCCGGAGGAGCATCGCGGCGGGGGAAACAATTTGCGGCGGAGCATTGAGGGCGGCTCGCCACTAAGTCGTAGCTTGGGGCGGGCGAACAGGAGTCCGTATGGGCCGACCGTTCCCCTTACTTGACGCGGGAAACCGTGCTTTTTCAAGGAAGCGCATCAAGCAGCCGAGCGACCTGAACTCCATCGCAAACCATTTTGCCCCGCCCCGCCTCTTAACAATGCGCAATTGGGCGGGTCTTTTTTAATCCTCGCCCCAATCTTGCGAGGCATACTCTTCGTCGGGCATCTCGACCTTCTTCTCGTCCCGCGCCCAGAATCGGTTAGTCGGAACAGGTTTATCGTTACCGATAAAAACGAGTCCGTATCGGCGGGCCATCTCTACGGCATAGGCTAGTGAGTCGGCGCAATTATCGACAAGAAGACCGTTAGCATAATACACATTTTGGTTTTCGAGGACCAAGTTTAATACCCTTGCGGGCTTTGTTCTTAAAGATTGTCGAACAGCTTTGGGAGCAGAACCTCCTTTTAGACCAAGGAGCATCTTTAAAATCTTTGTGGCATTCTTCGCAATTGAAAGTAGCCGTTTGATATTTGTGTCGCGTTGCATTTTGGGAGCATGCCCCACTACAGTATTTTGATTTAGATTTGTTTTGGGTGACAACTGCTTTTCCGCAGTAGCGACAAGCGCCTTCAAACTTTTCTCTTTTAAGTATGCTATTGTATGCGTGCTTGCGATGCCACTCTCTTCCTTCTTCTGACTTGTGCCATTCTTTTGCCGCTTCTTGCGCGAGCTTGAGGTGTTCGAGGTTTCTTGCGTAATAGTGTTCGTCTTTGAGGCGCTCCCGCATATGCATTCGCATGTGTTCGGACTTTGAAAGAAGCTCCATATTTTCAATTCTGTTATCAGTCCAATCGCCATTCTTGTGATGGACTTCAAGGCCATCAGGAATAGGCCCGTTTTTCTCAATCCATATGACTCGATGTAGAAGTCTCTCGCCAGCAGCCTTGTTCCAGTCTTGATAATATCGACCCGTTGTTTGAATGCCGTATTTTCGTCCGTTGTGAATAATGAATTTAGGATGCTCCATAGTGGTAATCTTTCTACAGACTCTAATGTATACATAGCGGAAAGATTGTCAAGCCTGACCCACCCTTCTTCCCATGTGAACACTTTATGTTTTCCCTTTCCAGACAAAACCCGTCCATCGCTAAATTCAACGGTGCAAATCTCATTGGTAATTTCATCGTGGATAAATGCTATCCGCGTAATTCCGTGAGGCGTTATAACCTCATCACCCGCCCTCAAGTTTTCAATTGCAACATCTCCGCCCGGAGTAAGAATCATTGTTCCCTCTACAAAGCAATCCGGCGATGAACCAATTCTGCTTTTATAATCACTCTTAGTTTCGATACTGATCTTCTTATTCTTTATGGAGTATCTCCGCAGGCAGAGTTCACGACCAAGATCAGAGGCATAGTCAATGCCCCAAAGAACTCTCGATTTCAGCGCATGGAATATGCTATAATGGTATTCCGATACTCTTCTGTCATAGACTTCGTTACATGGTCGCTTATCGACATCGGCGGCGATTCGGTCGGTTGGTTTACCCATTGAGCTAATCAGCACGATGCTATGCCCGCTAGATTCGTATTTGAGCCACTCGCGGATGATAGCTTGGGCCACCCGCCCGCCATCACCAGAGACATCCATACCGAATCGTTTTGGTTCCACCCCGGCCTCACGGCATAAACGAACTGTCTCGGTGGCAAGCTGGACTTCAAACTCGGCACTGGCAGTAGCAGAGATTTGGATGATGTGCTGCTTCTCCACATAGAGGACACGATTCCTCGTCCCGCGCACATAGCCTAGCTTGCCGATAGTCAGCACACACCTATCCCCGCCAGCAGTAAAGGCAGTATCGAACCCCGCGACCTTCACCAGTCCTTCAGAATCCCATAGTGGCTCTTCATTGGTATTGGCATTACGGATCACATCGGCGGTCAGGATCGTCTGGGCAAAGCCGGACTTGGGCCACCAGCCGATAGCATTACGCACATAGTCTACTGCATTCTCGTCGCCATAACACTGTTTGAGCATCTGCGCCTGCTTGTTACGATCCATGAGGAACGGAAAAGGAGGCGGCTCGCCAGCTGGGGCTTGGAAGTTCGGGGACTTCATTCCATTATAGAAAAGGCACACACCAGTCTCCGTCTCCCACTTCTCCATACCCATGTCCACACCATCAAAGTTTGTGGCACCCTTGGGCATACACCAACGCGTGTGAGGATTGTCACCGACAGAAGGGTTGCCGATGCCGATAAATGTCTTGTCGTTGTTTGATGTTAGGTTGATTTTGGCAGTCAGCGCACCCATCTCCATTTCTGGCAACTCGTCTAGTGCTAGACGCACTCTATCGTTCTTTCTACCACGGGTGGTGTCGATAGCCTTCTTTCCCTCATTGCCCTGCGGGAACGCAAGAGCCTTAATCGCATTGCGGTAATCGCGCTCATCTCCTCCGTCCCCGCCACCCCAGACAATCATGTGGCGATAGTCCATGAGGTTCCCGATCTTGACCCGCGATGACTTCCAGAGTTTCGAGATGATGCCCCAGATACGATCTTCGGCGGCGCCAAGTGTAGTCGTAGCCACCCAAGAGGAAGTGCATGTCGGAGCGGAACACCAGTCGAGGAGAATCCAAAGTCCGACTGGAAAAGATTTACCCATCGAAGCGGCCCCGGCAAGAACCACATCGTCATTGTTACAGAGTTCCTCAAGCGTCCTCAATAATTGTGTGTTCGTGTATCCCCGCGAGAAGATCGAAACATCCGTAGGCCACTGAAGCTGGACTGCCTTGATGAAGTGTTCAAATGGACTCAACAACTTGAACTCGTCCAAGTCCAGCCCATGTTTCTCACAATAAGTTCTGCCATACTGCCCGCGAGTAATCGAGTAACAGAAAAGTTCGATACTCAAGTCATCCATGTTTTCTGGGAACGCCATCCCGTATTTGTTTATCTTCCTGCTTGACATTCCCAACACTTAACAATAAATGTGTGTTTACATCAAGCATGAAACTGAAAGACCGAAACCTTTCTCCAGTCAGCGGGTGGTTCTATCGCTACGACCTCAAGCGCGGCGACCTCACATTCCCCGCGAAGGTTTACGGCAGCACATTCAAGAGCCTAATCTCAAACATCAAGAAGGATATGGATACGAACAGGCACCCTATCCCTGCCGATTTGGAGTATCAGGTCGAGCATCAGATTTGCTTACGTCAGCCAGAGGATCGATGCTGGAGCCAATCAGGCGATGTTGTTGCAAATGTTATACACGGAGTCGCCCGCGTCATAGACAAAGTAACTGGAACAAAGCTGGAGAAAAAGGCGAAGGGCTGCGCGACTTGTGGCAAGAGGCGCGACAAACTCAACAAAATCCTTTGAAAAATGGTTATCGTCAACGATAATAAGCGACCATGATTAACGTAGGCCAAGACTCATTTACCCTCCTCACACTCGGACCGGATGGCAATCCCCCCGAAACAAGAATCTCATCCGCGAACCATGCTTGGTCAATCGCAGATAATTTGGCCCGCAATAATGTCGGACGAGAGAACAAACGAATCCGAGTCTACAAATCCTACAAGAGGTTCCCTCCTACTGGATACAGCAAGATTGCAGAGAAGAGGCTTCCATTCAGTTCTGATGTGAACTGGGGGACACTAGAGGCAATCGTAAACAATCAGAAATCAAGTTATTATGACATCATCACGGAGAGGCAAGCATGTGCCACGATCAAAACAAAGTTCGGGAACAAGAGGGAGCGCCTCATGCACTCGGAGAACATCACGCAAGCGTTCGACCAAGCGATCCGCGAATGGCCCGGCTACCTCTACAACAAAGAGCAAGACATCGAAGAAATGCTGCTCTACGGAAAAGGCATCGGCATGT